GCTGTCGCCGCATCCTGATCGTCCATAACTAGATCAACAAGGCTGCGCCCAAAGAATGCGTGTGGCTCTGGATCACACTCAAACACCGCAAACGGCACTTCGTCTGCTAGTTCATACGATAGCATCTTGTAGTTAGTTCCAGCCAAGATGAATTGATAAAGCTGCGGAATGCCCGTGCCTTCCACGTCAACTTTCATGTAAGCCTCAGTTACCACAACTTTCTTAGAAGTCGGGTCTGCGCTTTCGTCGTCATCTTCGTCCACAGCATAGCCACGGCGTTCATATTCTGCCTCTGCTTCAAACGTAGCCATAGACCCTTGTAAGCCAAACAACTCGTCCTCGTCATAACCCATCGCAATTAAGTCACCCACGGTCATGTCAGTGCGGTGGCCCACTACAAAGAAGTCATCAACAGAACGCGCGTTTCTATCAATAAAGAACTCCTCTGGCGGGATGCTTTCAATAAGAATATCCCCATCAGGAATTTGGCGGCTAACCTTTGCATCGTGAATAGGACGCTCAATCTCTACGCCCATTTCATCAATTTCTATGCTTGCAGTTACCGTATGCTCTAGAACCTCAATATCATCAGGCTCCACCATATACTGGTATTCTTCGTCCGTTAGGTTGGTAACAGTGTAGATTTCGCTGCGGGTTTTGTCCTCAAACATTACCTTCGCAATGCCTGTTTTCTTTACCATCGCATCTTGGAAAACGTCACTTAGCAAACGATAGCCGTTGTTCTGCATAAACTTATAGTTTGCATAACGTGTCATTTGCTCCGCTACTTGCACGTCCTCTGGCATACGAGGCACAAACTCAACAGGGTTTTCTGTGCTTAGAAATACGCGCTGAATAGATGGTTTAATACCGCGAACAACATCACGGCACTTTGTAGCAACAACTTTAGACCGACCATCCTCGTAACCAATGTCAGTTTCGCCATCAAAATAGCGTTGGGCTTTTAGCCTTGGCTCAGATATTTCAGCCTCAATAAAGTCTACAGCATCTTGCACAGCCTTTTGGATGATGCCTTCAACCGTCTTTTCGTCCATTGGTTCAATGCGCATATCTGTTTCCTTATTGAGTTGTTGCCTGACCAGCTAGATATGCTGTTAATGCTGCATATAATCGTTGCTGTGAAGCTGGTGTCATATCTCTGCCTTGGATCATACTTTGATATAGACGATCAACATTTTGCTTTTGAAGTCTTGCTGCTGCTGTTCTACCAGCCAATCCCACAGCCATCGTCGCGCCAGCCGCACCCGCTGCGATTGCTGGATCACGCGTTGCACTGTAAGCCATACTATAAGGCAGACCAGCCGTAACACCTAATGACACAACACCAGATGGCGCAAACTTACCAATGAACCGCAACATATTTTCAGTAGAACCGCCCTCAACAATTTGCGAGATTTGGTCCCGTTCTTCTTGTGTCCAACCGCGCTCTTTGCCTTGTATTATACGGCGCAGAAGTGGTCTAAATTCGGTGCGTATTGCGTTTTCCATATCCAGGTTGCTGCTAGTTGCGCGTGATTTTGCTAACTCTAGCAATTCTTCAACTTGGTCTGCTTTCATCGCTTTACTGTATAAAGCATTTGCCACCTGTATTTCAGGCGCAAGTTCAGCCGTATTGGCATCAAAAATACGCAGAACATTACGCAATGCGTTTTTTTCACTTCCTTTGGCATCGTCCATACGACCTGATATTGACCTGCGCAATGTTTGAATGTTTGCAGCAGTCATGCCTTTGTCCATGTATGCTTCTAATAGATTATATATCGGGCGAAGTTTTGCATAATCAGCACCGATACGAACCTTATTGCTACCCCGAACAGGTTCTAAAAATCCATCTTCATCCAAGTATTTGAAAACCTGACCAAAAATATTTTCGGTCACGGCGGGTTGGGCTGATAAACCTTCTTTTTTCTGCAATTCGTATAAATTGCCAGCTTCACGTTTCATTTGTTCCGCAGTCAGAGGGCCAGATGGTGCTTTTGTAATTAACCTATCTGCTATACCCGCAGTTTTTGCACCACCAATCGCACCAATTATTTCTCCTAGAAATTGAGCAGTTGGGCTGTCTGGCAATACTTCCTCAACCGCACGACCAGCAAGGCCCGCAGTAAATGCTGTTGCCGCTTCTGTGCCTGCAAACATACCTGGGGCTTTTGCCGCTTCTGTTCGCACCTGTGCTAACGCACCTTTAGCACCCTGATATAGAGTGGGTGCCGCTGCTACCGCTGCCTTTGGCCCCGCCACAGCTAATGTCGCCGCTGCTGGTATCGCTTCACCAACTGCCTCTGTGCCGCCCCTTACAACCCTTTGAGCAGTTGTTTGAGGCTCAACATCTGTCATAGCCTCGCCACCACTTAAAAGCTGAAATAAATCACGCAAACTTTGCGAACCGCCAACAGGTTTTTCTACTTCACGACCTGTTGCAGCTTCGTAACCCGCAGTAAGTATGTCTACAGGTGCGCCAAGACCACGCGCAATGCCTTCATATACACCTGTCAAAGCCTGCTCACCTACAGATGTTTTAGTGGCCTGTTTATAGGTTTTTTCGGCTCTCTTTCCTAATTCATCCTGAAAAGCTAAAGCGTTAATGTAATCTTCCGCTGCAAGAGCCTTTTCTATTGCCGCTTCTAGGTCTGCGTCAGATATTTTTGAAAAATCCATCTTACGCTCCTCTTAGAAATAACTTGATGGGTTAGCTGTTGCACCGAACGGATCAGGTCGTGACATAAGTTCTTGAAAAGCCTGTCCCTTTGTTATTTCTTCGTTTCTATAACGCTGAACAATATCAGCACCCATCGCATCGTATTGGGCTATACCCCGCAATGTTGCTATGATGATTTCATTACCGCGCGGTTGGTTTATCAAACGTGGCAAGGATTGCTTAAATAACTCTAAATCTGCGTCCGACATTGGCCCTGAACCCGCTGGCCGTTGCGCTGGAACCATTGCATTTATTAACGCTTGTGCCGCCTGAATGTCGCCCAATCCTTCTGTTTCTATTCCCAAATTGCCCATTACGCCTTTTAATGCAGCCATGCTTCCAGTTTCTACATTCTGCAACAGTGCATCTAAACGATTGATTTTGTTTAAGTTGCTGACAGCAGTGACTCCACTAGAAAATGTTTCTGATAAGGTCTTAGCGTCTAACTCCGCAAACTTATCAACGCCTTTATCACCTTCAATTGTGACACCACCGCCACCTACTTGCGTAACTTTACCAGTAGAGGAAACATTATATAACTTACCTGGATCAAGATTTGTTCCTTGCAGTTCGTTTAATTGCGCACCAGTCATCGTGGTAAATGTTTCACCTGTTTTTGGTGTTTCCAATCTTTTACCCATATATAATGACATCGCTGTTTTTGGGTCTATTGCACCGCTTTGCATCCCCTCTAAGACCATCGCCGCTAATTGATCCCCTTCTTTGGCTTTCTGCTGCAAAACCTGAATAGTGCGATTTACGGTCTTCTGTTCTTTTTCCTCGGCTCTTGCCAAATCAGCCAATTCTTCTTGACGCGCAAAATCTTGCTCAGCAATTTCGCCAAGACGTTTGCCATACTCTGTGCGGCTAAATGATGACAAAACCTGACGGGTGCGGGGATCGCGTAGAATACCCATCAAGCCCCTTGGCTGTTGTTGCATTTGCTGCATTTGCTGTGCTGTAGGTTGCTGTCCGTCCATCTTCGGCCCCTTGTATCCAGCAAAGGCTTTCGCGCCCTGCGTCTCAAAAATATATTTACCAATGCGATCTTGCGTGGCTTTGTCAAACTTCTGGCTAGGATCAATGCCTAGCTTTTTAACGGCATCGCGTAGCGTAGACCCAACAACTTGATATGCGCCCACTGGAGTAGCAACACCCATTTCTGGGTCTGGTCGTGCGCTTTTAACATATTGCCCATACGCACCTCTTGGATTGGTAAAATCCAGAATATCAGCGATAGACATTTCAGAAACCTGAACGCCCTCAAATCTGCCACCTGGCCTGTTTTGATAGCCAAACAAAGCATTATAATCACCGCCGCTTTCACCCGCGAAAATGCCCTGCTGTATTTCTTGCCATGTTGCCATTAGCCAAACCCTGGTATGGAACCAATCCCCGATAGAATATCAAACAAACCTGGCGTTCCTGATGTTTTTATTTCTGCGCCTGGAAGTTGGCCTAGAATGCCTGTTCCTGTCTGTAGTGCCTGACCAGGATAACCAAGGTTAGCTAAGGTTTGCTGACGCGCTGCATTTAACATCTGCTGTTGCTGCTGTTGCGCTCTTGCCGCTGCCGCTTGTTGTTGCTGCAAGCCCTGCATACCTTGACCAAACATCTGACCGCCCAGACCACGCAAACCACCCGCTGCACCAGATTGGATGTTAGCTGCTTGAAACTGACCTTGATAGTTGGCCTGATTTGCCGCTTGCTCAAGTTGTGCTTGCTGTAGAGCAAACTGATTAGCCGCTTGCATGTTGCCTTGGCGAGCCGCTTGCTCTCTAGCCGCCGCTGCTTCACGCGCTTGTTGGCCTAGCTGTTCCGCTTGGAATTGTTGCTGTGAGGCCATTGTCCGCGCTGATTGTGTCTGCCCAATGTCAAACTGACCAGAACGTAATGCTGTCTCAAATGCTTGTTGGCGTTGCTGTGCTGATAGCGCACCCGCTTGGCGTAGAGCCTCACCCGCTAAAACACCCTCTTGGACGGCTTGGCGTGATCCACCAAATGCCCCTGCGCGTTGTGCTTGTGCCGCTAGGTTCTCAGAAGCCAACTGACGCTGACGCTCAATATCAGCTTGTCCCGCTTCAATCACTTGCTGTTGGTAAGGCGACATATATGGTTGCAAGTTTGTTGTTGCCAACTGTCCAACTTGTATTTGCCCAGGTGCTTGTGCTGCTTGAACTGCGCCGACACCCTGCATGGTTTGCGCTGGGCCTACTTGTGCCGCTTGCATTCCAGTAGGTGTAAAGCTGCCTAACCGTCCGTAAATATCACCCGCTTGCGTTTGATACTGTTGGGCTTGTCCAAAGATATTTGATGTATTGGGTATCATGGCTTAACCCCTTCCAAATAGACCGCCAAGGTCTTTCTTGATTTGCGATCCCGCATAGCTGAAGTCAGACTTTATTTTATCAAAAACAGATTGACCGCCCATTGAGCCTGAATACTTACCAATTTGGCCTTTTGTATCTAATCGCTTTGAAGGTTTTGCAGCGTAGGGGCCACTTTTGGGTCGCGTTTCAGGGAAAATAGAGTAATGGCGTTCTAACGGATCATCGTCATCACCACCACCACCGCCACCGCTAGTTGGTGCCACAGGCTGCGTAGCCATAGGATCATTATAACCATAGGAACGCTCACCAAATTCACCTGTTACTGGGTCCATGTAGAACGAACGTAAATAATCGTATTGACCAGGATAACGCTCTGCGTAAGAGGTTTCCATTTGCTCTTGGAAAGGTTGGCTTGTGTAAACTTCCATCCCGCCGACTGTCGTTGTAGGCATAGAAGGGGGCGCAACGGTTTCTAAACCCAAAGAACTAAGCAAAGCATTTGTGCCGCTATATTGTGCTTGTGGGGCAACCGCCATGTATTGTGGAACATTTACTGGCCCTGCTGAATATTGCATCAGCATTTGGTTAAGTAAAAAGTCCCTTGCTCGTTTTGTTTCTGGGTCAAGTTGCCCTGATTGGCTTGGCTTGCCGAACAAAAAATCAAAAACGCCCATTGTTTTACTCCGAAATCCTTAATGCTTTATAGCACATTTTGTTTCCCTTGACACCCCTAGCCGTGCAGCCTCGTTATGGCAATCGTTGACGCAGGCGCGGCAGGCGCAAATGCAGTTGCCGTTGTAGCATCTAAAAACCCGCTTGTGTTATCTACTGCCCACATAGCCTCTAAGTAATCGCCAGCACTCACATCAAATATAGCGGAGCGCGACACAACCAACACTGAGTTGTTTTGGTGCAATGCGTTCTTCATGGTTGATCCAGCTACATCCACGCCATTAATGCGGGGCCAAAACCAGAAGTTTACTGTGCTGCTAGACGTTGACGCAATCTGCGCAGAAAAGCTAATCATGTATTGACCTGCTTCAGCAAAGACAAGGCGTGATGCTGGGGTGCCGTTTGTTACACCTTCAGCAATACTTGATGTGTAAGTCAAAGCGTAGGCTGTGTTTATTGATGCTGCTGTCTGGTCTGCTGTGATTGCGCCTGCGTATTGACCATCCTCAAGAACGATCTGCACAAACTCACCGTCCTTGGATACAACAGGATACTTGTTGGTGCGATCCCACAGGATAATGCCATCCTCAGAGGCAGAGCTATATTGATCCTTGGCGTCTAGCTGATTGAGAGCCTTGCCAAGAAACTTACGGATATTCTCTGCCCATGCTTGTATGTCTGGCGTAAACGGCGGGACAATTCTCATCGCCGCCCGCCTTGCCGCGCATCAAGTCGCATGATGCCAACGCGCCAATCTGCATCCTCTACGCCCTCAATCCGCATACGAACTTGCCGACCTTGAAAACGCACAGACGTTGGGTTGCTCATAGTGAACGGCCCGTATTCGCGTTCCTCTGCGTTAGGATAGTAGCGCGTCTTGAACTTAGCGTTTACATCGCCCTGCGTTTTTTCATCAGGGATAAGCTCAACGACATTCATAATGCTGTCGCCTGTGCCAATGGCGATTGGGCCTGTTTCTGCGTATGGTGTGTCTGATCCGTAGTTGTAGCCGATCTCATGCTCATACAGCGTTCCATCGCTTGCAATAAACATCGGGAAGCGGAACACGCCACGATCAACACCCGCAGTGCGATCCATTGTGCCTGTCATCCAGATATTTTCTGCATAATCGTAGGCCACATAACGATCACACTCTGTGCTATTTTCGCTTGGATAGAACCACCAGATTTCATTCCACGCGCTATTGACCGTGCAAGATACCTTTGAACGCTGATCATTATTCATGTCGCTAAAGA